AAAGGCAATTTGACGATGCTATACAATGCACGGGTAAGTGTGGAGATTCTGACAAGGATTATGTTGGCTGCCTTGTCTACTACACTTGCGTTTGACAGCACGATGCTCCTGATTTGACCCGCTGCCGACTTCCACGCACTCGTTAATTCTCCGAGTATAGGGATGTTCTTTACTATCGCCCCCGACATACGGTCTAAATCGCTTATTATGCCCGTTGAATCCAACGCACCATATAAATCCTTGCCTACACCTGCAAGAGCCTTGTTGACCGATTCAACGACCTTAATAGCCGTCTGCCACGCTTTAGCAAATGCCTTTGCCCTTTGGACTCCCTCTGAATTAGCACTCTCTTTTTTCAGGGCTGTGACGGTTCGGGTTGCTGCTCTTGCAGAAGATGAGATTGCACTCAAAGCAGCGGCTATTCTTTCAAGCCGCACTAATGCCTCTTCCGAGACCGCATCATTAATTTCGTGAGCAAATTTTGCTACCGCCTGTGCAACGTTAGTAAAATTGCTCTGCAAGTTTGTATCGGCTCCGAGTTTCTTTACTCGACCCATAGCCGACACGAAAGACTTTAATCCATCTGCTAATTCAGGGAATTTGGTATGAGACAGAGTATGCGACATTTTGGAAAGAAGTTCCGTGATCCGTCCAAAACTCTGACTCATCTGATTAGTGTCTGCACCCAGCCTTATAAGGCGAGTGATAGACCTATTGAATTTTGAGATATTTTTAGTTGCCCCGGTAAGACTTTCCGTAGAGGCGGTAATCTTATCGAAATTTTCTTTAAGTTGTGGAGTGACTTGCATAGCCTGTAAGCCTTTTAAGGCACTTGAAAGTTTCTCCACATGTTCGGCGGCTTTCCCGAGTCGGGATATTCCATTCGTAAAGGCTTTCCAGCCGTTATCATTAGCAGCCGTGTTCAACTTCTCAACTAACTGTGAGATTTGTTTAAGTTGAGCAACGGCTGACCCTGTTTCCGCCTGTATTCGTATTGTTAAGGAATCAATTTCTGCCATTGTTAATACCTTTTTCTTTCAGGGTATCTACCCACGCTTTCAGGAAATCGGCTGTCTTGTTAGCCTCTTCCAAAGCCTTTTGATTCCTTGCTCTCTCTGTTATTGCAATCGGCTCTTTTATGTACTCATCGGCTTTGTGCTTTTTGGAAAAAGGATTAAGAATAGGTTGCAAGGCTCCAATCGCCTGATAAACGTAAAGCCCTTGCAACCACTTCTCATAATTCATGCGGTCAACTCGCATCTCTTCCGCCTGTCTAAAGGCTTTCACAAGCCACGGTTCACCATGCCAATACAAATCGTAGGACATTCCGATTGACAAGTAATAAGAAAACATCTCATTAAATGTCTCGGTGTAAGACTTCGTGGATCGTTTGCCTACTTGACGCTCCACGTTATCTTTTTTGACTCGTCCTCCGGCTCTTTCATCAAAGCCTCCATAGGTTCGTTGTACAGATTAGCAAGAGCCTCAAAAAGACCATCCTTATCTCCGAGATTTTCCCAAATCTCATCTATAACGGTCTGTGAGGTGCGGGGATGATGAGCGATAAACGCACCCTTAAACAGAGTAAGGAGTGAGGTTATAGGCTGATTTGCAGCGTTCTCAATAGAAAACCCCACTCTCTCCATCTGTTTGATTGCATCTCTTGTAAATTCAAGAGTATACTGTGTCCCTTTGTGTTCAAATACGATTGCCATAATTTTGTCCTCCCCGTGTGTTGATTTAATTGCCCGAGGTAGCCTCGGTGTTCATTTCGCCAGCGGTGTAAGTAGGTACGGTTTCAGCCGTAACAGCGATGGTAACAGGAATAGCCTCGTCTGCTCCGCCTCCGCCAAGAACAGCGGTATATCTTCCCTTGAACTCGATTTTAAGGATAGAGCCTGTGGGTTCGATGGTATTTCCGGTCTTGATTCCGCCTACCCAAAAAGCAAGGTTGACAACATCGCTCGTTCCAGCCGCAACAAGGGGAAGAGTGGTACTGTCAAGGAATCCGTTGAATTCAAGATTTCCGCCGTTGTCGATGAGGGCGGGAATATAAACATGTGCCCAATCGGAAAGGGTAGTAACATCAATAGCATTAGGAGCCTGTGCCATATCCGGGAACTGTGAGATATCACAGAGCTTTGAATAGGCAATCTCGGGAAGATCGTAAGTGATTACGATTGCATCTCCGTCCGAGGGTGCGGTAGAGAAAGTGACTACCTTGCCTGATACGGTGAATCCCTCTTCAACAGCAACTCCGTCAACCTTAACGGTAACCTCACCGTTTTTGGGAGTGTTGGAAAGGGTAAATGCGGTCTTTGTTCCATCGCCTGTAAAAGCATCGGTTGCATTTTCAGCACCGATCATCAGGAATGAGCCAGCGGTTAAAACTGCCATAATTATTACCTCCTTATGTGTGGTAAATATACTTGTTAGAATCTACAACACCCCTGTACCTTGCGAATAACCTTGCCTTGTACATGTCGGATGTTGGTCTCATAGGTTGAGCCGCCGTTCTTTCAAATCCGAGTGATACCATCTCTTCATCTATGACTTTCAGGATCGCTTTGCACTCTCCCTTTGAGCCGTTGACTTTGTTCGAGTAGATATCTGCCTCAAAAACAGCGGTTTCAAAATTGTTTGCACGACTTGAATTGTGCTGATTCACACTCTCATAGGTGTCGGATTGTTCAAAGAATACCCACGGAAATTCAGCCGGAACTTCCTGATAGGAAGAGCCAAGTATGTTTGCATACCCAGCCGATTCAAGAGCATTATCTATTCTGTTGATGATGATGTTCTCTATGTCCGTCATTCAAATATCCTCAAAGGGGTAGTTCTTACATAGTAATCCATCGCCCTAAAAGCGTTGTACATTCCTCTTGCGGGGTTCTGACCCCAAAGCATCTTGTGGTCGTGAATCCATGCTCCGTGGAAATGATTTAATTTCGGGGGAACGAGGAATCCCATTCCAACACTTCCTGAATACGAACTCGGGAAGAATCCGAACTTTGCAGCGTATGGATTCTGATAGTCCATATTTAATCCGGTTCCGAATTCGAGGAACGTTATGTCCTCGCCTGATGCTACAAGTTCGAGTCCGTTACTGATCCTTGTTGCGGGATCAATTACCGTTGTGCTTTGGTTAGCGGGTTCACCCTCCAAAGTCACGGCATTTTCATAACTGGCACTTGCCTCATCATACCCGGTTCTCCATACATCCTGTAAGTAGTCATGCAACGCACCCTTATTGTCGAATTTTTCCAAATCATTAGTGGCTTTTTCGAGTCTGCTTATGAGTTTGTCGCATCCCGTGATTGTCATTTCGTCTGCACCCGTTTGATTGCAAGAGTTGTATGATTAAGGGATTTTGCAACCCGTGTAACTATATAATTATAAAGCGGGATAGTCTGTTCTACATCCTCGTAGGTCGGTTCCACATCGACAAACAATACGGTATCTTCGGTAATGTCCCAATCAAGCCCTTGCAGAACGATGGTCTTGTCATACTCTATGCCAATTCCAAACTGTTCTACATCGGTTGTTCCTGTGGCTGCCGAGATGTTACCTCTTGCCACTTGTGCCGGGAGATATTCAGGGGTGTAATCACCCGTGAAATTATGATCCTCGTCATAAATCTTTTCTCTCCCAACATGCAGACAATAATAAAATTTCCGTTTGTTATAATCGAGTGTTCTCATTCTACTTGTATGCTTACCAGTTTGACTAATCCCGATTTCTTTCCGGTTACTGTAATGGTTGCGTTCCCGTTTGCTATTGCGGTTATCACTCCATCTACAACCGTTGCGACCTCTTCATCGCTGGATGAGTAAGTATAGCCCTCTAATGTGACCAACTCTTCACCTTTGGAGAAGTAGACCGTGGTATATACCATCATAGTCTCTGCCGACCCTACGGGTATCACTTCCGCACAACTGGCGGTGAGTTCTACATCGGTAGGGATGGACTCTCCTATGGTTCGGGTGAAAGGTACTATCTTCTTTAACAGCGAATCAGAAACCAATCCATTCTCGTAGGTTCTCTTTACACCGTTCTCGGTGTGGTCTTTCTCGCCCTCCGCTCCCCTGTGCAGATAGAGTTCATTCGCTATCTGCACTTGTAGGGTTGCGTATCTGTTTGGCACTTCCGCCAAAACATAGGTTGTAAGGAACGGGTAAGCCCTGTGAACTACGATATCAGCCGCAAGGTCAAGGTAAGTCGATAACATAGCGGAATCAGCCTCGCTATCGCCACAAATCTGTTGTAGCATTGTCAACTTTTCCGCCTGTGTCATATCGCTCTCCTTATGATGCGGTGTAGTGGTAGTCGATCGAGATTACATCGGTTGCAGCGGGTGCTGTGGTAAATGTAACCTTGTTGGAACCGAAAGTATATCCGCTCGTAAGGATTACGCCGTTGACAGATACAACAGGAGTATCAGTAGCGGTCTCATCAAGAGTGAATACAGTAGTGGTTCCATCGCCCTGTTCGACCTGAATGGTGTGAACGGATGCTCCAGCAAGAGCAAGCTGAACGATCTGTGAATCGTTGGTAAGGGCTGCGATGTAATACTTTCTTGCAAAGAGATTGTTAAGTCTCTTATTAGCATCATCGGTGCCTCTCTGATTCTTTGCAACGATCTCGGTCTCAACTCCGGTCTTGTTGAAGATGGTAACAGCCTTGTCGGTTCCGACATAGATCATCTTCTCGGATGCGTTCTGCTTTACATACAGAGCGATTCCGGCGACAGTTCCGACATAACCCTGACTCCATGCAAGAGTAGGATCGTAAACAATCTGGTCTTTCATAGCCTTACGGGTAGATGCAAGGGTCTTTGCATCCATGATAGCCCAAAGGGTAGGAATGGTTCTTCCCTGATACTCTCTTGCGGTCTCGTTGCCGTCAACAAAGTCAATCTTTGCAGCAGCGTCTACGAAAGCGTCAAAGTCAGGAGTGGATGCGACAACCGCACGGGATGCCTTTGCCATCTCGCCGTAAAGGTCTGCATTTACCTGATCGAAAAGGGAAACTCCAAGACGGGTAACGCCTGTCTGTACCGCAACGGGGTCTCTCATAAGAGCTTCATCGGAATACTGGAACCAAGACTGTGCACACTCAATTCTATACTCTTTCTCTACAAGAGAAGTGGTAATGTAACCGCTGTTGCCCTGTCCCTCTGCTACTTTCTCTGCTGACCCGGTTGCTCCATATACGTTGATCTTGCGGATATCGCCAGCCGTTCCCTGAAGTTCGTTGTCAACGGTGCAAAAACCATTCAGGTCAAGGTGTGATGCGTATAAATCCTCGATCTCGTTGGACACGAAACCCTGATTAAGTGTTGCTACGCCACGGATTGATGCTGTCTGTGCCATAATTTATTTTCCTCCATAAAGTTTGTTGTACTCGTCCGGATATTCATTGGCGAAATTCATTCGCTCTACCGGACTTAATTTTCTTAACGATTCTAATGTCATGGTAGGGGGAGTCTTTCCGCCCTCGCCGTTCGGTCTCGGAGTAGATTTCAGCAACTCGGCTTTAAATGCCTTGTCGTGATCCGTAAGGAATGATTCCATCGCTCCAAAGAACGCCTCACTATCCCCATTCGTGAAAGCCTCTGAACACTTATCGGCAACGCTTTCATCCATTCCGAATTTCAAAAATGATGCTTTTCTCTCGGAAATGGTCTTTTCCCGCTGCAAGGTCTCAATCTGCTCTTTTAAGTCTGCCATCTGTTTCTCGGTATCGGATGATCCCTCTGTGGTTTTCTTTTCGAGTTCTTTGAGTTTCCTTTTGTACTCGGCAGCCTCGGAGTTCGCCTTGCTCGTAGCGTTCTTATAACGCTCTAACTCGGCGGCGTTATCCTCGATTTCAAGAGCCTCCAAAGCCTTGACCTTTTCCTCTGCTGACATTTCGGCATAGCCGTCAATCTTGCTTGTATCTAACATTTAGACCTCCTTGCGTTTAAAGCGGTTCACTCCGCACTCTGATTTTAAAAGGCTTGTCTGCCTTTGCGTTTACGGTTCACTCCGTTATCTATAAATATACACAATTTTCTGACAATTTCAATAATTTGGGGATAAATGTCGGAAAATTGTTTTTTAACCCTCCCCTCGGAGCGAATGGTCGCCATCACACGGCAATCATCCGCCCCTTTCATCCCTGAACGGGGAGGACAGGGACGCAAATTGTCTGACTATTTAACGATAGGAACGATATTGCATCTACAATTATAATGTAACGGAATAATTATTTTGTCAATTTCAAATATTTTCCCGTCTTTTTCTTCACATTCCGCACATACCTTTGTGTCCCGCTGGGTTATCCACCGTACTTTAGTGACTCCCATCGCCGTCAATCCCTCAATATAGGAATCCATAGAGATATTATCTCCGCTCTGCTTTGCCTGACGATTCCAGTATTTCAGAGCCTTGTCGAGTTCCTTTTTTACATCGGCTTTGCCGTCAGACATAAGGATCGTTTCTATCGTCCGGGCTAATTTACGCTCATACTCGTTGTCAAAGACATATTTGACAATACGATTGTCCCTTTTTAGGTACTTTTCCACATAGTCACGGGCATCAAAGGTTCTTTCCTTGCGGAACCCGTCCCTTTTGCCGACAAAATACTTGATCTTATCACCTTTTTTGGAAAGTACGTTCTCACAGGAATCCTCAAAATAGTGCAAGGACAGCAAAATCAGTATATCTATCAGTTCGTCATAGCACTTTTTGTAGGTAGCCGTGACCTTTTGGGACACGACCTTATAGCCTTTTCCGGCATTAAGTTCGTCAAACGCCAAAGCCTGAAACTCCCGATTAAGGGAGTTAAAGGCTCTGACTATGAACAGGGCATACTTCTTATACAGTTTATCCGTGTAATCGTATTTCATTCGGCTGTCTCTTCGGGTTCATCAGGGGACTCGGGCATCTCCATAAGGCTCTGTGCGTTCTTTGCCTCCTGTTCGTCATGCCACTTCTTTGCCTCTAAAAATGCCGCATCGGGATCAGGGAACATATCACTATGTTCAAACGCCTGTTGAGGTGCGATCCAGTCATTAGACAGCATCGTGACGAGATTAGTGACTTTAGCCGAATCGTTAGTGTAGTTCCTACGGGGGAATCTGATATCGACTTGCGTAAGCCCGAGATTTGTTCCGCCCATCGTGTTCGCTATGAATATGATCATATTCAGGAACTTACGCTCCGACTTCTTAAAGCAAATCTCCGTGTTCTTTGCTCTCGCCTCGGCTGCCGACCATCCATCTCGGAGCAACACAGCAGACCCCGTGTCCGATGTGGATGAACCGCCATTTCGGTTAGGCATACCGCATATATATAACACAGCCTCGTATAAATCGTCTTTGAGGGTCTGCGTGTCGCCCTGATTGAGCTGCTGATTGAGATAATATGCTTTCCCGCCCTCCGGTATGAACATACCGCCGACTTCTTTGAGCCTCTGCATAAACTCGCCCTCGGAATCGGTGTCGAGTTGCATATTTTCAAGACATAATATTGACTGGATGAACTGTTCGACTCCATCAGCCCTATCGCTCTGTACGCTGTTTATAGCGTCTAAAAGCCCGATAACGACCTCAAAATCTCCCATACGGGCATTGTTAGCCGGATATTCGATGATAGGCACTACGCCCAAAGAATGAGCCGTAGTGGACTCAATCTTATCGTCTGCAATCACAAAAAATTCGTGATTCGTATAGACATAGTATATGGTCTTATCTTCATCGGCTAACTGGACATAAGTGACACCCATCATAGGCTTATGCCCTAATTTAGACGAATAGACCACAAAGGTCGTGCGGGGATCGAGCGTGAAAAACTCGAAAGGCGAATCCGTCTCGTCTATACGCTCTTCTTTCGGCAAGACCATCCTGAAAGCGGTTCCACAGATGGAAAACCACTCCGCAATCTGCAAATCGGAATCCTCTTTAGACTCCAATCCCAGCCATGCGTTCACGTTCTTTAAATCTTCGGAGACTTCATCCTCTCCCGCATCAATATACTGGATAGGAGCCGACAGGAAATACCCGGTCTTGAATGATACGATCTCGTTTGCGTGGTTTTCCACGATCGTATTCATTATATTGTCGTTGAAGTCCTTTTCCCTTTCGAGTATCGGCTGATCACCCTTATAATAATCATAAAGGTATTCGATATCTGCCACGTTTGAGGTGTTGTCCTCGTTCGCACTTTGCAGTATATCAACAACATTCTGACTTGTGATTTCCTCGGCATCGGTATAGATTACCTTTCTGCCGTGCAATTCCCTTGTAGCCATCAGTTAATCCTTTCTTTTTCTTCCTCTTGTGGAGGGTCTCCTTGCAACCTTGACTTCCTCTTTAGCCTCTTCCTTTATGACTTCCTCATCTTTGACGGCTACCTTTATTGATCCCTCGTCATACTTGTGATCGTTCCACTTTGTCAGGGCATCGTTAAGGTTCTCGCCTATCGAGGTCTTGCCACACTTCGGGCATCTGATTCTTTTAGGCTCTACATCGGGAGTGATGCGGCATTTAGGGCATATTGTTACTTTCATAGGTTCCTCCTTATATGAATCGTTTGAATGTTCCGGCTGACATGGTATGCTTAAATACCATCCCCGCAGCCATAGCCAGCGAATCGGGAGCATCATCGTGCTTATTCTTTCCGCTGATGGTAAAGGTAAAGACATTATCCATAAACGCCTGATAGGGTTTATCCCGCTTTTCAGCCGTTAAGAATACAAAACTCTCCCGTATCTCGGGTGCTTTATCGAATATCCTCTGCTCTTTTGATACATTAGTAGGTGCGGCTTTCGTTAAGACCACACATTTAATACCTTTTTTACGCAGAATCTCGTTCAGCTCATCCGCAAATCCCGAGGTCATTTTATTTGCCTCTATCTGTATCTTCGAGACTCCCCACTTGCTTATAGTGTCAGCCAATACTGGCAAGGTCGTCCTCTTATCCTCGTTTGAGTAGACTACCATAGGTACATAGACCGTATCTTCGACCTGAATACACACAGGAGCCGCCAAATAGTCGCCACCGCCCCAAGCCGGGTCACAGGCGATAAACGCCGACTTGTACCCGTCCGGTAACTCCCCATTAAAGTACCTAAGGTCTTTGGATGCAAACAACGACCCCTCTCTTTCGTAGGGTACGCCCATATATTGAGCCGACCACGATGCCAAATC